CTTGGCCCTTGATTCCTTTTTCTGGAGTTCCAGATGTTCTTTTTCTCTGAACTGCACTTTTTTTCTGAGCACTAGACATAGCTCTTGCCTTAGCGACTGGTACGCATTTTGCATAACCTGAACCACCAGCTCCAGATGTACCACAAGGTTGATACTTGCCCTTCTTTTTGGGAGCACCAATATTAACCCACTTTTGGTCAAACCATTTGGTTAGCCCAACACCCTTAGGACCTGGCATTACTTCTTCGCTGACTTTGTTTTTTTATTTTTTTTAACTGGCGTACAGTTGGGAACTAGCTTTCCACCTTTTAGTTTCATTCCTTTAGCGGAATATCCCTTCCAGCATGCCATAAAATTTATTTCTTTTTCTTAGCTTTTGTGGTTGAAACAGTCTTCCATGTACCACCCATAGCTTTATATTTTTTAGCAGCCCAAGCATTTGCGTACGCAGAAGGATAAACGTCAAACTTGGATTTAGCCTGAGACTTAGCGGAAGACCAGAGCGCTGGCTTTGTTGGTTTATTTTGTTTTGCCATTATTTTACCAATCCTATAATTAAAATCATTTGAATCAAATGAAGGGAAACATATCCAAGGTGAATAGCAATATCTTTGTTAAAAGAATTTTTCTTATTTACACCTAAACAATATGTGCATGCGCCGTCCAAATCATGGCAGTCTTCACAACAGTATTTGTTAATCATATTGAACCTATTTCTTCTTGCTTATTTTTCTGAGTGTCTTAGCAAGTGAAGCCTGCTTACGAGTAAGTGGGCTGTACTTACCTGGGTTCTTCGATACAGCAGCTGCCATACCTGCTACAGATTTGCCGGCCTTCTTAGCCTTAGCTGTGAAAGCTCCCGGTCTTTTAATCGCACCTTGAATCCACTTTTTATCTGATTTCTTACTTGCCATCTTTAGCTTTTTCTCCTGTTTTAAACCTTACATCATCTATATCAAACTTACCTACTGCATGATCTCTGATGTGAGTATCAAGCTTACCCTCTATTCTGTCAACAGAATCATTTGTTTTGTCAATTGAGCGGCCAAGACTTTTTCCTAACTGTTGGATCATTGATACAACAGTTGCATGGTCTGCTTTGTTCTGTACCCATTCAGCCTTGGCTTCTTCGCCGCGCTTTTTCCCAGCCTTATATACAAATTGTAAATATGCTACTGCGATAAGACTACATGCTGTAATTAAAGCTACAATAATATTTTGCCAGTTAGTCATATCAGCTGCTGGTGTGATGAGAGTTTCAGATGCAAAAATCACTTAAGGCCAAGAATTTCTTTAACTTTTGGACCTACAACCGAGTCAGCTGCTAGCTTATTAGCTACTTTGAATGCCTTCACTGCCGCATCTGTCGCAGCATCTTTTACACCGTTGATTTCACCCTTATAGAATCCCTTGGCCTTCAGAGCCTCTTGTAGGGCTTTGTGGTCGTGGATAGGAGGTGTTGTGTTTAAGTTGACAACTGGTGCAGCGCCGCCCGTAAAAGCTGCAACTGCAGCTGGAACATTATCACCTGATACATAACGTAAATGCCATGGCTCTTCTGGAACTACTTCCCAGGAAAAACCAAAATCTTTAACATTAGCTATCAACCAATTAAGACGCTTAGGATTACCAGCATCACTGACATCAACTGCAATTCCGTAAGTTATGTTGACTGGAGCCCGGAGCAGCCAAAGGAGCGTTGCCCTTCTTTAGATACCATTTTTTACCTTCATAAGTTCTTGTGCTTGAGCCGGCGATTTCTGCCAACTGATAGCGTTGCATAAAACCAGCAAGTTGCTGCTCCAGAGTTCTATAGGTATCTCCGTGAAGAAGTCGGCTTTAGTTCAACGCCTTCAGCTTTAGCTTTCGCTACCATAGCTAGCCACGCATTGGCGGCAAGTCTGTGTAGCTTTCCCCCACCTGGTATTGGCACTAAGAGATTAGCAGGTAACTTTCCTGGTGTTACTCCCTTTAGATCTGCGGGTAACTTAACGGGAACAATATAGTCCCATGCAACTTTGCTCATGATTATCTCCTATAGAGTAGGTAAAATATATAGTAACATGTATAAAAAAAATCCCCACCTAAAAAATAGATGGGAATTTTTTAAAGACTACTTTTTATTTCTTGACTTCGAAGAAGCTTCCTTGCCTTTTGGCATTGTTTTCTTCAATGGAAAAATAGTCTGCATCATTGGCTTACCGGCTAAGGATGCGGTCTGCATTGCGCCCGACTTCTTCTTCTTTTTCATAGCCATTATATTACTTCTTCTTCTTTTTAGCTATAGCTGCCTGGATAAATGGTGGAAGCTTCTTTTGAGCGGCAGTCATGCCACCTTTTGCTGCTGGAGCCTTCTTTGCTGCTGCTGGTGCTTTCTTTTTCATTGCCATTGTTTTCTCCTATTTGTTTTTTTATAAAATATATTACCCTTTTGATAATATAAAGATATTAGCAGTCCCACTTGCGTAATGCAAGTGCTTTGCGTGTTGGTTTACCATTAGGCTTTTTCATTGGGCCTGGCATGCCGCCCATTCGTGCGCAAAATGACTTACGTCGTGCGGCAGACTTGGGTGACTTCTTAGCTTGCTTAGCGGAAACTGGTGGCTTAAGTGTGCCACCTGTTTGAGCTTTATATGATGCACGTCCTTTGGCGTTTAAACCACCTTCAGGATTCTTGCCTGCTTTTCTTTGCCATGCTGCTGACTTAGCCATTACTTCTTACCCTTTTTTTTACTTGTACTTTTTTTCTTAATAGAAGTCTTCTTAACTGGTTTCTCTCCTGGCATTACGATGCCAGTCATTCTATTGTTGGTTCCCATTCTAGGACCACTAACATATATGAAACTTTTCATTGCCATAACTATCTCCTAATTCAGGTATTATAGTAAAGATGTTTTTACGAATTTATTACTATAGTTTTCTTCAGCAATATTTCTAGCGTATTTAAAGCTTTTAATTGAATTAAGTAATACGGCCTTTTCACTGTACCACATACTTGGAATGGTGTATCTATATCCATCCACAACGTTAGTTACACCATGCATGTATTTCGCGTTGCTGGGCCAGGTTATAAAATTTCCAGCCTTTGGTTTAATTGTTATATCATATTCTGGGAAAAATAGTTCTCCGCCTGTATAGTTATCATTGATATAAAACACTGAAGAATAATCAACAAAGTCGTTTGGAAGAGAGTCTTCTAATTCTTCAAATTCTTGATTTTGATCAGTGACATATTGAAGACTTAAGAACCTACCATTTGCATGTTCGTTGTCTGCATGAACTTCTTGGTACTCACCTGGGGACCATTTCCTTATTGCTTCAGATTTTTTTGGCACTACCCTAGATCCATATGACCATTCTATTTGATTTTTAACTAAGCCTAATGCATTGGTAAAAAGATTTAACACTTCTGGACTAGCGTTATAAAAATTAGTTTTTTGATCTGAATAATTTTCTACTTTTCCATTTCTATAAAAAGTACTACTAGACCATGTATTTTGAGTCTCACAAAAAGATAACATTTTTTTTAAATCTTCTTGAGAATAAAAACTATCATGAATAATGATATTACTTGACGAAGCCGGTGTCATGCTTTTACTTTATTTTTTTATCAATAACCTCTAGCAGGTCATAAACCTTTAACCAGATTTTCCATAGTAGTGTCATCATTTTTGTTTCTCTTCTGGCGGCTTTGGTGTCTGACCATTTTTAAAAACTTTTCTAGCTTTTGCTAAAGACATAACCCTCCTGATATATTGAAAAAGACCCCCAGCAAGCTGGGGGTCTTAATCTAATTACTTGGTCTTCTTTACTTTTGTTTCACTAGCTCTTGCAGCATCTTCTGGACGTGGTCCAACCTTTTTGGCAGGCGCTTTCTTTACAGGAGCCTTCTTAGCAGGGGCCTTTTGCACTTCTGCTACGACTTCCTCGGCTACAACCTTTGCTGCCTTAACGACAGCGTCCTTAGCGGCAGCAACTTCCGAACTACCAGAAAGGATACCTTTAATTTTATCAATTAACTTGCTCATTTTTTACCTCATTAGTTTAATTAGTTTGTTTTAATATAGTACAGTACCTGTATCATAAATGCAAATTATCTCGTCTGTTGAGACTCCTTAATCAGCTGATATCTCTCTCCCGTTTCCCTGGAAACTAGAGAAAAAGCTTCTGCTGCTGCTTCTTTAATGGCATTAGAAAAGTCCTCACTATTAGAAGGGTCAACCCCATTCATTGGCACTGTCAGACATGCCATTATATCCACGTTTTCAAAGTTACCAATATTTACTTTTCTACCAACGGCAACTGTCAGCACTGGTTCTGTAGTGACAACCACCCTTTGATGGGTAGAAATAACTGCATCCATAACTGGGTTTACAGATTGTTCAACAATACTTTCATTTATTTTTGGCATTACTCTCCTAGTGTTTCTATTTTATTTTTGACTAATTGCAGTGTAGCTTTTGCTTGATCTTCTATCGATAGATTATCAGTATTTATAATGAACGTAGATACTTCTTTTACTAAATCAATTTCTTTTTCAGAATTATGATTCAGTTGTTCATTAGTCATGAATATACCATCTCTCTTAAAGATTCTATCTCTTAGGATATCATCAGAAGCTTCATATGTAATAACCATACCGTTAGGTTGCTTTAAGATTGATTGAGCCTCATTAATAAAGCGTACATCAGAAATGATAACACAAATAGGTGTATCTTCATCACCATCTTCTTTTCTTATTTCATTAATATTTTTTCTATACAATTCCATACTCTTCATAACTGCCCAGTGACAGAAGCATTCTGAATAATTTTCTCTGCAGATATCTCCTGCGGTCTGCAAAAAAGTTCTTGGTTTAATACCCTCTTCTTCTATTGGAAGATCATAAATATTTTTTACTTTTTCTACAAATTCCTCATAAGGAGGTATTGTACCCAGTGCTGTTTTTCCGTATATCTCGAACAGTACTTCGTGAATAGAATACAATTTTCTAGACCTAGCATTGAAGCCTTGTATATTCTTCTTTATGGAAGCTAGTTCATAAAGAGGAAGAGCATGAAATATGTGTTCCCATATAATTCCAGAAGAAGTCGTTTGCATTGACCCCTTTGGGCACAGTGCTTCGGCTGCAGATGTTTTACCGCTACCAGCGCGTCCTGCTAAGCCTAAAATTATCGGATTACTTTTTGAATATTTTTTCTGCATTGGGTAATTATATCACAGGTTTTTTTGATTTAGCTTTTCTTTCCTCTAACTTATCCAAAAATTCGTTACACAGCGCATCGGGTTCCCAGACAAAACTTCTCTCAACCTGAACTACTTTAAAATTAAATTCATCTCTTATATCTTCTATAGTCATAAGTAAAGGTGTTAGAGAGTCGTGTTTGCATTTCCATTTACCGCTAATGTGATTAGCTACGACAGCTGAATCGGTATATATAATTGGATCATAGAATTCACCCATTGAACATATAAGCAGTCCGGATATTACAGCCTCGTACTCTGCCTCATTATTAGTTCTTGGACCTAACCCCCTAGCAAACTGTGCTATTTTTTTTCTATTCCTATAGACAGATACCGCGCAGGCTGCTTCTCCAATTTTTTTTTGACCTTGACCCCTTGATGCACCATCGCAAAATACTTCTATTATCACGGTAGATCAGCTTACTTATCATCTACGTTTACATCTATTTCAATACCCAAACTCTTTATTCTATCCTTAAAGTTTTTCAATTGAGTTTGACCATTTATTATGTAAGTGGAATTAAGTGTATATCTTT